AGAGAACGAAGCCTTCCTGATCAAGATCGGGCAGGTAGCACCAGCAACACATAAGCCAGCACCTACTAAGAAAGACGAGGAATAATCTCATGGCTGTATTTCTAAATAACAAGGTCGGCGTGAAGATTAACTCTGTTGATCTTTCTGACCATGTCACAGCAGTAACAATTAACCGAGTATTTGATGAACTAGAAGTAACTGCAATGGGTGACTCATCTCACAAGTTCGTAAAGGGCTTAGAGTCATCAACAGTAACTATCGACTTCCTAAACGACACAGCAGCAGCTAATGTATTGGCAACACTACAAGCTGCATGGGGAACTACAGTCACAGCTGTATTCCTACAAGAAAAAGGAACAGCAGTAGGAGCAACTAACCCTCTTTACACAGTTTCAATTCTTGTCAACAACACAACAGACATCAATGGTGCTGTTGCAGACATCGCAACACAGAGCATCACATTTACATGTAACTCAGCAGTTGCAGTAACAACAACAGGCACATTCTAAGCAATTAAACAAAGGGGCTAAACATGGCAAGACTAAAGATCGTTCGACAAGATGGAAGTGTGCTAGAAGGCGAGATTACTCCAGCAGTGGAGTACGCGTTCGAGATGTACGCTAAAAAGGGTTTCCACAAGGCTTTTCGGGATGAGGAAAAGCAATCGGATGTTTATTGGCTGGCATGGGAAGTCACACGCAGGTCGGGTGAAACTGTTAAGCCATTTGGGATGGAATTTATCGAGACATTGAAATCAGTCAGTGTCGAGGATTCTGACCCTTTAGCTTAAGGCGCGACCTTCCGTTCACCTACCTTATCGCTAGACTTAGCATAAGGTTGGGGCTCGCGCCACAACATTTATTGGAGTTAGATCAAGTAATGCTAGATGCATTATTGCAAGGTCTAAAAGATGAAGCGAAGGAGATCAGAGATGCAAATAACAATCGAAGGAAACGCTGATCTTCGCAAGGCACTACGCCGCTTCGCTCCAGATTTAGAAAAATCATTAAAAAAAGAAATTGCCTCTGTGCTTCGACCAGTAGTTCGAGAAGCTAAAGGTTTCGTTCCATCAACTGCACCTTTAAGCGGTTGGGCTCCTAGATCCTTTACTGAAGGATATTTTCCTTCATTTCAAGCATCTTTGATTAAAGCTGGTATTGGTTACAAAACAACTCCATCAAAGACTAGTCGCAGAGGCTTTACTTCTCAGGCTAGTATTTTCAACGCTTCTCGCGCCGGCGCAATTTATGAGTCTGCTGGTAGAGCCAATCCACAGGGTCAAAACTGGGTAGGACCTAAAGGAACAGGCAAGGGAAGTCGCTCTCGAAACCCTAATGCTGGTCGCCAATTTATTGATGCCATGCCACCATTAACAGGAAGCCTTAAGGGTCGTGGTCGCTTGATCTTCAAAGCATGGTCACAGAATCAAGGTCGTGCAGAAGGCGCAGTTCGTAAAGCCATCTCTACTGCGGAACTAGAATTAGTAAGACGATCCAAATCAGCAAGCCTTAGGAGAGTCGCCTAATGAACATTCAAGAAGTAATCAATATTGCATCCAAGTTTGATGCTAAAGGATTTAAGCAAGCCGAGACTGCAAGCGAAAAACTGGGAAGAACTGTAAAGAATCTTGCAGGAACTTTCGGATTGGCTTTTGGTACTGCAGCTGTTGTGGCTTATGGCAAGGCTTCTGTAAAGGTTGCTTTAGAGGCACAGGCGGAGCAGGAAAGACTTAACAATATCCTCAGGGTTACAACTGGGGCTACTCAAGCCCAGATTGATATTCTTAATGAACAAGCCACAGCACTTGAGCGTATTGGTGTCGTAACTGCTGGAAACATCAAAACAACTCAGTCTCAGTTGGCTACATTTGATCTACAAATTTCTACAATCAAGACTTTAACTCCAGCCATCCTTGATTATGTAACAGCAGAAAAGGGTGCTACTGCATCTGCCTCTGAGTTTAAGTCTATGACTAATGGCTTGGCTCAAGCCTTAAACGGTAACTTCACATCTTTAACTAGAACTGGCTTTGTGCTAGATGATGTAACAAAGAAGATGATTAAAGAAGGAACCGAGACAGAAAGAGCAGCAGCTCTGGTCAAGGTTCTTAACTCTACATATAAAGACTTCAATGCTAATCTTAGAAACACAGATGCCGGCAAGATGCAGGTGCTTGCCAATACTGCCCAAGAAGTTCAGACTATTATCGGTACTGGAATTATCGACTCTTTGAAGTTACTTAGTGGCGATAAGACTATCGAAAATCTTGCCAACAACATGAGAGATTTTGCTACTGCTGTATCTGATACTTTTATCGGTGTTTCATTGTTCGTAAATGAACTAAAGAAAATTCCAGTTATAGGAAAAGCCCTAGGCGGTATCTTTGACAACTTAGGCTCTGGCTTGATATTTACTCAGATGGGTAAGGCTTACCGTGAGCGACTTGAGTACAATAAGAATGAACATAAGTCTAAGCAACAGATTCTTAAAGTAGATACTAAGGCAGACAAGCTGAGCAAGACTCAGTTGGCTACTGCAAAGAAATTATCAGCAACTCAGAAGCAGATAGCAGCTGAAAAGAAGAAACAAGAAGTCCTAGATAAGGCTGCCTTAGTCCTTGCAGAAGGTCAGAAGGTCTTTGAAGAAGAAGGCATCCAGTTAGCCGCTGCCGCACAGGGTAAGCTCACAGATGAAGAAAAGGCTCGCTTAGCCTTAAAGAAAGACATCTACGATCTTGAAAATGCAATCAATCAAGGTAATGTAACTGCTGCTGCTAACTTGGCTAATAGCCTTGTTTCTAATGCTCAGAAGTTAGCCATGCTTCGTACTGACATGGTTGGTCTTAATGACATCCAGAATCCTTTTAACGCTTGGCTTTTAACTATTCAGAAGATGGCTTATGAGTTATCTATGTTGTCAATGGTTAAGCCCGTAACTAATGCATCTGTTTTCTTTACTCCAGAGCAACAGGCAATCGCTGATCGAAATGCTGAGGCAACCGCTAAAATTACTCGTAAGATCCAAGGTGATCTTGAGGATCGCATGGCAGCGTTAGCAGAAGCTAGAGCTAAGATTGAGCGCAAGATTGGCGTAGATACGATTGGCACTAGCGCAAGCCCAGCATCTTATGGAATGGATGGATCTTTTGGCGGTGGAACATCTGTAGTTGTAAATGTCTCTGGTTCGGTCACAACAGAGCGTGATCTAGTCTCGGCCATTACTCAAGGACTCTACGCACAGCAGGCTTCTGGTACTCCAGTCAATTACAGTACGGCGTACTAATGGCACTACCAGCAACTCCTATCGTACGAATCAACCTAACTGGCGGCGCATCATTTGGTGAAGCCTTTGTGTTGGGTAGTTCTCGTCTGGGCTTTGCTGAGTTCGCTTCTGGATCAACCGTTATTGTCGATGTATCTAATCAAGTCTCCAAAATAGATACTCGCAAAGAGCGCAATCTATTTCAGGACAAGTATCTATCAGGCACAGCAACAGTTCGTATCATCGATGAGAATGGTGATTGGAACCCACAAAATACTTCAAGCCCTTATTATCCTAACCTTGTGCCTCTACGCTCTATTCAGATTTCAGCAGCTTATAGCGGCACTACCTATGGCATATTCAAGGGTTACATAACTGAGTACCACTACACCTACCCTAAAGATCAGGAAATCGGCTATGTCGATCTAATCTGCTCAGATGGCTTCAAGTTGCTGTTTAACTCAAATGTGACTACCGTCACAGGACAAGCAGCAGGTCAAGATACTGGCACACGCATAGACAAGATCCTAAATACTATTGGATGGCCATCTAGCCAAAGATCAATTCAGACAGGCAACACCTTATGTGTTGCAGATCCAGCAACCCTTCGCACAGGGCTCACAGCCATTCAGACAGCAGAATTTACAGAGCAAGGGGCTTTCTATGTGGACAAGTCTGGCAACGCTGTATTCAAGAATCGCCAGTTCGTCTTTGATGCTCAGGCTGTCTCACCTACTAAATTCTCTAATGCAGTAGCTTCTCCAGACATTAACTACGCAGGGATAGTCTTTGCCCATGATGACAAGACGATTGTCAATCAAGCCACAGTCACACGCATAGGCGGCACAGCTCAGACTTTCTCAGATGCTACTTCTGTGACACAGTATTTCCTGCACTCTGTTACAGCAGACCAGATGCTTATGCAGACAGATGCTAATGCCCTTGCCCTAGCAACTGCCTATGTTACAACTCGTAAAGAGACCACAATCCGCATTGAGTCTATTACTCTTGATCTAGTAACTCTTGGCTATGGAGCAGGAGTGGCAGCAGCTTTAGACCTTGACTATTTTGACACAATGGAGATTACAAATGTGAATGTGTCTGGCACTACGATCGTCAAGATCCTTCAATGTCAGGGTATAGCCCACAGCATCACCCCTAACACTTGGGTAACAGTTTTGACCACGCAAGAGCCATTACTCGATGTGATGTACTAGAATAGGACTATGGAGAAACAATCATGGCAGTAGGATTACCAGCAAAGACCACTTATGTGGATGGTGATGTCTTTTCGGCATCGGACATTAACGACACCAATGGCACACTCAACCTTGTAGGCCAGACTACCAACTTCTATGCGGGCAAGAATAAAATCATCAATGGTGACTTTGGCGTGTGGCAGCGTGGTACATCGTTTTCCAACCCTGTTGATAGCACTTTTACAGCAGATCGTTTTATTGTCGAACACGATGGCACAGGAGCAACTCGTACAGTTTCGCAGCAAGCATTTACTCCTGGAACTGCACCAGTTTCAGGTTATGAGGGAACTTATTTTCTTCAATATGCAGTTAGCGGTGGAACATCAAACACCTATCAGCAGATAGAACAAAGAATTGAAGATGTACGCACATTCGCTGGACAGACAGTAACCTTTTCATTTTGGGCAAAAGCAGATGCAGCAAGAACAATCGACATTTTATTTCGCAGATCATTCGGATCAGGCGGTTCAACCGCAGATCAATCTTCTGTGGGAAGCACGCTTAATATAACTACTTCTTGGGCGCGTTACTCTGTAACTGCTGCACTTGCTTCAGTAGCAGGAAAAACAATAGGAGCAGGATCTTATGCTCAATGGATCATCCGCTTTGCTGCTGCAACTGCTCAGACTGTTTCTATATGGGGAGTTCAACTAGAAGCAGGCTCAGTAGCCACCGCTTTCCAAACTGCAACAGGAACAATCCAAGGAGAATTAGCCGCTTGTCAGAGGTATTACTACAGACAAGGTGGAGAGGCTACATACCAGCGTTATTGTATGGGCTCCTATACAGGAACTACGAATGGACAAGGAAATCCTCAATTTCCTGTTCCGATGAGAGTAGCTCCTACTTCTATGGATTTTTCTACACTCGCTAT